AGCGTGTGAAGATGCTGGCACAGGGGTAGTAAAACTTAAATCCCTGGAGGGGCTCAGTGAAGTTATGTAGTGTATGCGATACATCATTTAAGCCTAAAGTAACTTATCAAATTTACTGTACCAAGGCTTGTAGAGATATTGCAACTAGAGAAAAGATTGTAGAAAGATATAACGTCACAAAAAGACAAAAGCGAAAAGGTAAAAAACGCTTATGTCTTGGTGGTTGTGCACAAGAACTTTCTATATATAACGACTCTGGATTTTGTTCAAACTGTAATGTTAGTGAAAAAGCAGTTGCAAAAATGCTAAAAGAATTGAAAGGTTATATTGACTATGAGCAAGACTAAATGGGGAGCAGAAGCACAGCCAAAAACTATTTGTGCTATTGATGCTAGTACTAATAGCCTTGCCTTTGCTTTATTTGTTGGTAATCAACTTGAAAGTATTGGAAAAATTTCTTTTGATGGAAACAACATATACGAAAAAGTTATGGATGCTGGTAAAAAAGTAAAAGCCTTTTTTGATATTTATGGTGGTTTTGAAGCAATAGTTATTGAGCATACAGTGTTTATGAATAGCCCTAAGACTGCTGCCGATCTTGCATTGGTTCAGGGTGCAATTCTTGGATCAGCAGGACAGTCTGGAACTAAGGTAATTGGAAGGGTTTCTCCAATAACCTGGCAAAACTATATTGGAAATAAAAAAATTTCTAAAGAAGAGCAACTAGTTATTCGTGCACAAAACCCTGGAAAATCCCTTTCTTGGTATAAGGCTTATGAAAGAATGCTTCGTAAAGAAAGAACAATTAACTTTATTAACATTAACTATGATAGAACTATTACAGATAACGATGTTGCAGATGCATGTGGAATTGGACATTGGGCTGTAAAAAATTGGGATAAAGCAATAGGAGAAAATAAATAATGCCAGAGTTAAATGCAAACATACCACCAATTGAATGCTATGTACGTGGTAATTTTTTAAGAGATCAACAAGATAGTCACGACCAATACTTCCCATGCGTTATTTTTGGAGTTTCAAGTATTAAGGCAAGAAGCCCACTGTTTCATTTTATGATGGAGGATGGTGGTATTTGGTGGAGAATGCCTATAAATGCATTTTGTACAAAGCCTGGAGTTCCAGAAGAGCCAATTCATAATCTAGTTTTATGGAATTCTTTTAGCCCACATGTTTCAGTTACAAAGTTTCAAGCATTAAGTAATATGAGAATGTCTTATATTGACAGAAACAAAACAAGCGTTCCTGGAACATATCTGTTTACGCTTGACTGGCATAGCCCAGAAACAAATATTCTAGATGACGGATATTCTGAAAATCCAGGTCAACATAAGTGCGGTCACGTTATTCAAAGAGATGATGGAAATTTTGCGGTACAGCCAAACAATAGAGTAAGAATAAAAGAGCCATCATTTGTAACAAAGAAGGATCTAGTAATACAAAGACTGATTAATACAAATAAGTGGGATGTTGAGAGTTATGATAAATGGATTCTTGAAGACTCAAACGCCTATAATTATGATGTTCTAGACTCTGAGGTTGACAAATAAAGTTATGGCTGCTAAACTATATACATCAGAAGTCTATATGCGTAAGCGGTATCTTATGGATAAGAAGACTCCAGAAGAGATTGCAAAGGAGTGCGGAGCCAGTGTTGAGACTATCTACGTGTACCTTGCTAAATTTGGATTAAGGAAGTCTAAAAGATGAAAGATGAAGATGTAATAAATGTTTATTGGTCTCCAGTTTTTCCTATGATTGAAACTGAAGAAAAAGCATCAGCAATGTTTTATAAAGAACCATCTAATCTTTTTACAGAATTAAGTCAAAAAAGAAAAAACTTTAAAGGATTTAATACATTCTTTGCTTGCCCTGTAACAAAGAATAGATTTAAAAATACCTTTGTTTTTAAAAATTCACTAAAGGCAGATTATGAATATAAGACTTATGACAATGGAGTAACAGATATTTTTCCTAACGGAGATTTCAATATGCCTGTTACAAATATAAGAAAACCAAGTTTAACTGTTGGACCATTGTTAGTTGTTGATACCCCATTTATATTTTTTGCTGATGAAGATGTAGAGGCTCTTTTATCTCAGCCAACATTTCATAAAGCAGGTTATACAAACTATGGATCCATTGTTCCTGGAAGATTTAATATAGGATCATGGTTTAGACCATACATATGTGAAATACAGATGTGGGAAAATAATGGAAGATTTTTATTAGAAGAAGATGAGCCAATATTTTATTTAGAACTTTTAACAGATAAAAAGATTAATTTAGTTAGGTTTGCTTATAATAAAGAATTAGAAAGATTAGCCCAGCACTGCATTGATTCTCCAAAACTATTTGGAAAGCATCTTCCAATAACTAAAAGATATAAAAGATTTAAAGAGTCTAATATGAAAAATATTATATTGTTAGAAATTAAAAAGAATTTGGTGGATAAATATGAATAAATTAAAAAAAATATACACTATGCTATTATTGTTTTCAACAGTTGGAATACTTTATAGTATATTTATATTAAAGGGAATTCCAGAAACTTTTGATTGGAACTTAGAGGAGGATACAGATGAGGATTATTAAACATTTTATAGATGTAGCAAAAGCGCTTACACAAAGAGCATTTTGTAAACACCTAGATTCTTCAATATCATCTTGCCCATTTACTGGAAGAACATACACAACATGCTTGAAGTGTTTTAAAAGATTAAAGGTTGAGGTAACTCCGTGAGTGACAATCTTCACATTACTGTTGATCAGGTAAACCATCCTGTTCATTACACATCAGATCCTTCTGGGGTTGAATGTATTCAAATTACTAGACATAGAAACTTTAATATTGGTAATGCATTTAAGTATTTGTGGAGAGCAGGACTTAAAGATGAAGCAAAAACTATTCAAGATTTAGAAAAAGCCATCTTCTATATTAAAGATGAAATAAATAGATTAGAGGGAAAGTATGTCAAGTGAGGCAGAACTTATTCAGCATCTTGATGAAGTTAATCAAGTAGTTACTGAATACCTTAAGGGTAATGATCCAACAGTTATATCTAAAGAATTAGATATTCCAAGAACCCGTGTTGTATCTTTAATTAATGAGTGGAAAGTTATGGCATCCGCAAACGATGCTATTCGTGCTCGTGCTAAAGAGGCTTTGGTTGGAGCAGATACACACTACACAAAATTAATTACAAAGGCTTACGAAGTTATTGATGAAGCAAGCCTATCAACAAACCTTACAGCAAAGACTGCTGGAATTAAATTAGTTTTAGATATTGAGTCAAGAAGAATTGATATGCTGCAAAAGGCTGGGCTTCTTGAGAACAAAGAACTTGCAGAAGAAATGATTGAAATTGAAAGACGACAAGAGGTTCTTGTTGGAATCCTAAGAGATATTGCTTCAGAGCATCCAGAGGTCCGTGATATTATTATGAAGAGGCTTTCTGCTATTGCAAAAGAAGGAGAAGTGATTACAGTTGTCCACGATGTTCAATGATTTTCTTGAGGTATTAAAAGAAAATCACTTTGTTGAAACCCCAGTTGACGTAAAGACATTTGTCCAGTCACCTGACTATCTTGGTCAACCACTTTTATCTGATATTCAATACGAAATTGTTGAAGCAATGAGCCAAATCTATCGTAAAGAAGATTTGATAGAGATTATGGGAGATGTTGAAGGAACTAAACACTTTAGTAAGTATACAAAGAATGAGTTAATTCTTCAACTTGGCAAGGGTAGTGGCAAAGATTTTATTTCAACAGTAGCCTGTGCATATGTGGTGTATAAACTACTGTGCCTTAAAGACCCAGCAATTTATTTTGGTAAGCCTGCAGGAGATGCTATTGATATCATTAACGTTGCTGTTAACGCACAACAGGCTAAGAACGTTTTCTTTAAAGGTTTTAAAACAAAGATTGAAAAGTCACCTTGGTTTGCTGGAAAGTATAACGCAAAGGCTGACTCAATTGAGTTTGATAAAGCAATTACTGTTTATTCTGGACACTCAGAAAGAGAATCTCATGAGGGTTTGAACTTGCTTATGGCAGTGCTTGATGAAATTTCTGGTTTTGCAAGTGAGGTTGTATCTGGAAATGAACAAGGAAAAACTGCTGATAATATCTACAAAGCATTTCGTGGAACAGTAGACTCTCGTTTCCCAGACCTTGGCAAGGTTGTTTTGCTTTCATTCCCACGATATCAAGGTGACTTTATTTCTCAACGATATGAATCTGTTATTGCTGATAAAGAAACTATTGAACGCAGACATACATTTATTATGAACGAAGACTTGCCACACGAAGATCCAGGCAATCAGTTTGAAATTTCCTGGGATGAAGATAACATACTTCAATACAAAATTCCAAGGGTATATGCATTTAAAAGACCTACATGGGAAGTAAACCCCACCCGTAAGATAGAAGACTTTAAACTAGCATTTTATACTGACCTTGGTGATGCCATGATGCGTTTTGCATGTATGCCAACATACTCATCTGATGCTTTCTTTAAACAGATTGACAAGGTTGAGAAGTGTATGAACACTAGAAACCCACTAGATTCA